ATCATTCCTATTAGCTATAAGCTCACAAGAACTGGCTACTCCGTTTGCTACACAGCTTCCTATTGAGCCTTGATTTTCTATTTCGTAAACGTCTTCCCTCATATCTACAGAGCTAGGTAGGTCTTCTGGTTTATAAGGAGAACGATAAGGAATATCCCTCTGGTCTGGTATAGATGGAATTGTGTTTGCTAAAACATATTTAATTTCTTCTGTCATGTGTCCTCACTTTGTATGGCTTGAACTTCTTTCTCTAAATGTTTATGTAAAGGTTCTAGTTTCCTAAGCCCCTCTCTTATTATCTTTGCTATTGTTGCTACATCTTCCTCACTAAAAAGATTATCAACCTCATATATAGGGAGGTGCTTTAGTTCAGAAACTATACTGCCGTCCCTAGCTAAGAAAACTTTAAAAGATACTAGATTCCCTTCTTCACTACTCATATTATATACTCATAAAATTAATGTTCTCTACATTGCCTTTTAATCCTGCCTTCATATAGGAAGTGGCTTTGCCCTCAAAGAAATTCTGATGCTCAACACTTAGAACTTCATCTAACCAAGTCAGTGGGTTGTCTTTAACGCCAAAGTTAGGTTTAAGTCCAAGCTGTAGTAGTCTTCTGTCAGCTATATATCTAATGTATTGGTACATGTCTTTCTTTGAAAGCCCTTGAATGTCTCCCATCTGGAATACTAAATCTAGAAACTTTTCTTCTAGCTTTACCATATCCCTACACACCTGATATATTTCTTTTTTCAAATCGTCTGTCCAAAGATCTATGTTCTCTTGTATAAACTCTCTAAATAATTTTGTCATAGCTTCAACATGTAGAGACTCATCTCTAATACTATAGGTTACAATCTGACCCATGCCTTTCATCTTCCCAAAGCGAGGGAAGTTTAAAAGAATTGCAAAGCTGCTGAATAGTTGTAGTCCCTCAGTAAAAGCAGAATAGATTGCAAGATTCTTGGCAATAGATTCTTTTTTAGTTACCTGCATTGTTGTGTTAGATAGATACTCATGTTTATTAGACATGGCCTCATACTCAGCGAATGCTCTGTATTCTGTTTCTGGCATCCCAACCGTATCTAGAAGAAGAGAGTAGGCATGCTGATGGATTGATTCCATGTTAGCAAAAGAACACATCATCATTCTTGCTTCTGGTTTCTTAAACACTCGCATAAAATTATCAACATATCCAGAGGCCACATCTACATCAGACTGCGTGAACAATCTAAATATCTGTGTCAATAAATTCTTTTCAGAATCTTCCATGTCTTGCCAATCTTTAACATCGTTGTGAAGTGGTACGTCTTCAGGCAACCAATGCATTTGGTTTTGCTGGACGTAACAATCAAACATCCACGGATCATCAAAAGGTTTATAATAACTTCTAGTTTTTAGAAGGCTCAATGGCTTTCTCCTTTAATAAGTGACTTGTTATTTAAATGGTGGCCCTACAAACCATGAAACAAATGAATATCTAACTCCTCTAGTTACTGGTTTAACTTTGTGAGCCATGAATGAAGGGAATATTATAATACAACCTGTGTTCTGATTCTTTGGTGTGTGTATTTTTGCTTCTCCATGTTGATCTAATGTAATAAATTGAAGTTGTCCTCCGTCATAATTATTATTTAATATTATACTCATACTTAATTTTCTAACATTTCCGTGTAGCAAAGGAAGGTCTGGTCGATCATACGCAGATAAACTGTCACTCCTGCCGTCCCTGTGAAATCCGTAGAAACCCCCCTTTTTATACTGAGCTATCTGCATAGGTTCAGCAGCTTTAATGTCGTATTTCCAACCAGATTGTGCGTTTGCTCCTTCCATATAAGGCCAGATTAAATCATATAGCCATTGGTCATTTGACCAAGCAACTTTACTTATTCTAATTTTTTTGTCTATTGCTCCATCTAGAATATCATGCCCCACTGTTGATTCCTCAAATTTTTTATCTCCTAACTTTATTATTTTATTACAGGTTTTTTTATTTAAAGCCCTCTCATAAATATACCATTCGTTAGTTAAGTACATTGTTTAACTCTCTAGTCTTTAACAGGCTCAATGGCTTTCTCCTTTAATAACTTTTCTATTCTTGACACCAAACTATTTATTTCCATGTATCTAAATTCACTACAGCAACACGACACAGCCTCTCTTATTTCTTCAGCTAATTTAGAAAGCTCCTTACGTTCTTTCTTTGTCATCGTTATGCAGCCAGTTATGTAAATACATAGCAGTCCAACAACCAAACGCTGCCCCTACTGCCAGCCTCCATATTACCTCCCAACTTGCCCCAAGTTGAACTATATTTATTATAATATAAACTTCTGTAAAGGCCATACCGAAACTAAATAGTGGTACAGAAATATAATTGTTAAAGGCTACGTTTCTCTGTTGAAATGCCTTAACAAATACAGAAATAAAACTAGCTATTAGAAGGTTCATCTATCTCATACTCCCAATACTCCAGTATTATTCCCCAAGGAATGTACATAGGAGTATTTATATGTTTCTTATCGTCATTAAAATAGTCTGTGGCTAAAACAATTCCTTTATCATTCTCAGAAATTCTCCAACCAACAGTAGTTCTTGTAACAGGCTTTAACTTCTTGGCTTCAGGTATTGTAATATCTATTGTATCTACCCAAGCATCCTCCCATTTTATTTCAACGATAGTGTTTTTCTTTCTCATCCCTCGCAGCTTATACAGCCGTCCTCCTCTAGTTTTATTCTAGGTATCTTTGTGTTCACATTCTCTGCACCCCTAGCAGAATCAGAACGTAAATAATAAAGAGATTTTAACTGGTGCGCTCCTGCCCAGTGTACATCATTTACATATTGTAGAAAATCATCATGTGTCTCTTGCTCTGCCTCTATCGGGGGAGTCTTAAAAAATAAATTTATACTCTGGCTTTGACAAATATATTCCTGTCTATTTTTAGCATGTTCTATAATCCAAATTTGATTTAGCTCTGGAGCAGTTTTAAATATTTCCTTTACACTATCTGGCAGCATATCCAAATGCTGTACTGAACCATCATGTGCTGCAATGTCTCTCCATATCTTTTCTCTCTTATTATTATTTGGATAAAGCTCAAACAATACATCCTCAAGATATTTGTTCTTAACTTTAAAGCTTCCTGTCAAGGTCTTGTGTGTAAACACATTAGCCCTGAAAGGTTCTACAGAAGGACTAGTTCCACCACAGATGATAGAACTGGAAGCATTAGGGGCTACTGCAAGAAGGTGTGCGTTTCTCTTACCACTCCCCTCCATATCAGGTGCTTCTCCACGCTCCTCTGCTAGTTTTCTAGTAGCGGCCAATGCTCTTTCCTTAATTAAAGAGAACGCTTTGTGATTGAAGGAGGCAGCATACATGCTTTCAAATGGTATATTATTCTCTTGTAAATAACTATGGAATCCCATAGCACCTAAACCTACAGACCTTTCTCTCATAGCAGAATAAGCAGCTTTAGAGTAGCCGCTTTTGTCTTTTACAGAGTCAATGAAATGCTCAAGAACATTATCTAGCATTGTTATTAGATCAGAAATAAAAGTATCCACAATAGACCACTCATTGAAGTGTTCTAGGTTGACACTTGAGAGACAGCACACGGCTGTTCTTTCCTCGTTTGTAGGTAGGGTAATCTCAGAACAAAGATTACTTTGTCTTATCTCCAAGCCTAGTTTCTTTTGTTCTACTGGTAGTGCCTCATTACATACATCTAAATTAACAATGTATGGCTCTCCAGTTTCCATTCTTGCTTGAATGATTTGGAACCACAAGTCTCTAGCTGAAACTATTTTAACTGCCACGTTAGTCTTAGGATCTATTAGCCTCCAATCACTGTCCTCTTTAACGGCCTCTAGAAATTCATTTGTAATACTTACTGCATTGTGGATATTCAAACACTTCCTATTCAAATCCCCGCCTGTGGTTTTTCTCATGTTAATAAATTCTTCTATCTCTGGATGGGATATGCTTGAGTATGCGGCGTAGCTTCCTCTTCTGGTTATGCCTTGGTTGAAGGCCAGCATCTGAGAATCAACTACATGCATGAAGGGGATAGAACCAGTAGACTTACTACCGTTAGCAGTATCCACACCATTGCTCCTAACATGGCTCCAACATCCACCGATGCCTCCACCTCCACTAGCGAGCCATATATTTTCATCATAGTGATCAGATAAACCAGTGCGGGAATCAGGAACAAAATTAAGAAAGCAGCTGATAGGTAGGCCACGGCTAGTTCCTCCGTTGCTAAGGATAGGAGTGCTATACATGAACCAGCGATTACTGACATATTCATAAAGTCTCTGTGCAAGAGCATAATCAGTATGTCCCTTATAAGTAGCACCAAATATACTGGCGCGAGCAAAAGCTTCTTGAGCATGAGTCTCATTCCCCCATAAATATCTGTCTGTTAGGGTTGATAAAGCGAAAGAATCTAAAACTTTTTCCTTATCATAATTTATCTTTATACCAAGATAATCTTGCTCCCCTATTTTATTGTCGGCCATAGTCCCGATCCTTCGTCCTTCTCTTTTTGTGCTTAGGTTGTTGTTTTTTGTTCTGATCTTTTTTGTTTTTCTTATGGTACTTTTCAATCCTTTCAGCCTTCCTGTCCCACATTGTTCTATTCCTCTGGCTTCATTAAGCTGTCTATTAGTTTATCGAGATACCATCTTGCCTTTCTTAAATCTTTTATATTATCCTTGTATCTAAATCTCCATACATACTTTAATACATTAGCACGAACATAACCCTCGAACTCTTCCTTGGTTGAGGCAGCTTGAATAGCATCAATACATTCTATATTACCATTGTTATAGTGGAATGGACTATCGACATCATCTCCATATGTTTTATCTTCTCTTAATTTTCTAGTAACTTCATCCCACTCCTGCGGTGTAGCATCATCAATACTCATAGTGTCTCCTGTTCCACCCACGTATTAGGTAATGTATCTTCACTGTACCAAGTGAATCCGTTTGCTTCTGCCCACTCAGCATGGCTTCTTTTAGTAC